AATCGTAGGCGCTGGTGTAGCAGGTGTTAATGCTGCAACTAAGCTAGTAGACAACGGATTCCCAGGAGAAAATATTACAATCATTGATATGGGTAAAGATCCATATCGCAGACCATATTCGGAAGTAATGACAGGCTTCCTTGGTGCTGGTGGTTGGAGCGATGGTAAATTAACTTACCACACAGCTATTGGAGGTCATATGTCTAAGTATTGTGGTGAGGAAAAAGCAATGGAATTGTTTGATGAGGTAATCAACAATTTTAAACGTTTCCATCCTAAACCAGAGGAAGTACAATGTTCAAATCCAATAGCGGAACCAGATTTTATTAAACCATATTTTGGTTTGCGTTTGTTCCCTGTATGGCACGTTGGTACAGATTACCTACACGAGATTGGTAAAAATTGGTACGATTTCTTAGTTGATAATGGTGTTGAGTTTATTTGGGAGACTAAAGTAACCTCAATTGATTTTGATGCTCAAGAATTATTTATAGGAGAAGAAGAAACATTTATCAATCCTAAAAATTGGCCTATTAGTTATGATCGTCTAATGTTTGCAGTTGGTAAATCAGGTATTGATTTTGGTAAACAACTAGCAGATGATTATAAACTACCTACTGAACCAAAACCAGTACAAATTGGGGTGCGATTTGAGGCCCCACAAAAACACTTCCAGAAACTAATTGATATTAGTTATGATTTTAAACTATACAGAAAATTCGAAGAAGAAGGCGTCTCGTTACGTTCCTTCTGTACTAACAACAACGCAGCTTATGTTGCCGTTGAAGAAACGTATGGAGATCATAGCTACAATGGACACGCCAAAAAAGACGAAAAATACAGAAACGATATGACCAACTTTGGTATATTAATGGAAGTCAATGGTATCGAAGAACCATTTAAATGGTCTAGAGATTTAGTCTCTAAAGTAAATAAAGATGGTACTGGTTTATATTATAGTCCAACACGTACTCCATCTACTACATCTGAGGGTGAGAATGTAAGTGCTGTCACTATTAGTGAAATGGATGAAGTAAGAAGTGCTTTCCACGGATATTATTCGTATATTGATGACTTCATTGATGATATGAAAAAAGTATTTCCCACATTAGGTGACGATTGGGGTGTTTATATTCCTGAAGTTAAGTATCTGTCACCTGAGCCATTGGTTAATTATGAAAATTTATCATTAAATGATTTCCCAAATGTTCACTTTGTAGGTGATGCATTAAGTGCAAGAGGTATTACAGTATCCGGAGCACAAGGAATTTACGTTACAGATTATATATTAAAACAAAATCAGGAATTTCCTGATTTCCACGAACATTTTTAAAATAAAATTATGTCAGATAAAGCATACGAATATAAAACAATTAATTCAAGAGGAGCAAAACACCACTTGATAAAAGAATCAAATTCACAAAATTGGAAACACCATAAATGGGATGGTCCAGCAATTATCCCTCATTCAAAAGATAGTGAATTTACTAAATCATATTTTTTAAACGGCATTCAATACTCACCTGAAGACTATGCTGAAATTATGAGAGAAAGAGAAGGATTACCTTGGTACAAAACAGCAAAAGGTCGTGCTGGTGATAATAGAAACTAATATGGAAAAACCAATCGTATTTAATGCTAAAGAGTGTAAAGAATGTAATGTTCCTAAAGGATGGGGACATGAAATTATATTCGAGAATAACGAGCTTTATTGTGGTAAGTTGTTAGTGTTCAAAAAAGGTTGTAACTTTAGCATGCATTATCACCTAATCAAAGATGAAACTTGGTATGTTCAAGAAGGCGAATTTTTATATCGTTGGGTTGATACTGAAACAGGTAAAGTTCATGAGCAACATTTGGTTGAAGGTGATAGTGTAAGACAATATCCTGGACAACCTCACCAAGTTAAAGCGTTAACTGATGGCACATTGTTTGAGGTGAGTACAGAACACTTTGATAGTGATAGTTACAGAGTATATAGAAAATGGTTAGATAATAAAGACGTATGAAAATAGGATTATGTGGTACAATGAGTGTAGGTAAAACTACATTAGTTAATGCTCTTAAGGAGTTAGATTATTTTAAAGGTTATAATTTTAGAACTGAGCGTTCTAAAGAATTAATGGCACAGGGTATTCCTATGAATACTGATTCAACATTAAAGGGACAAACAGTATTTTTAGCTGAAAGATCAAGTGAATTAATGGTAGAAAATATCATTACAGATCGTACTGTAATTGATGTTATGGCGTTTGCTAATTGTTCTACTTCAATGGACATTTATGATAAAGAAGATTTTGAAACATTAGCTTCTCACCTAATTAGAGAGTATGACTATATCTTTTATGTATCTCCTGAAGGTGTAGAGATTGAAGATAATGGCGTTCGTGAAACAGATGCTCAATATAGAAATACAATTGATAATATGATTAATACTTTAATAAATAAATATAATCATAGAATCAAAAAATTCCATACATTAGAAGGCAGTACAGAGGATAGAATACATCAAGTGGTAAACTATATGAATCTTTAACATATTTATAACGAAAATATATAAATAATGAAAAAGTCAGAGTTTAAAGAATACATTAAGAATGAAATAGTTGAAATATTGTCTGAGGTTTCTGATGCTGATGCAGATGCTCAAAAAGAGTATAATGCTGAATTAGAAAAAACTATTGCATTATCTAAAGAAGCAGGCCTAGCTGAAGATATAGACGATGATGATATGGAACCTACTGCTAAAGATATCAATAACAAGGATTCCGTTGCTAAAATAGCTACCAAATTATCTGCTAATGATAAAGAAATGAAGACAGTAGTTAATAAATGGAAAAAATCCGAAGGTGCTGAAAAAGAAGAGTTTTTAAAACGATTAAAAGCTTTAACTAAAATTAAAAAAGAACTTGAAGGACTTCTTTAAAAATATCCAAAATGTACTTATTGTAGTATTAGTTATAATCATCCTTTTTACGAGGGCCTGTAGTGGGGATAAAAATAACCAAACAATACCCGACCCTATTATTATTACTAAAACCATAACTAAATGGGATACGTTAAAAATTGATAGTTTAGTGTATGTTCCCAAGTGGAGAACTAAAGTTACCACAGTACACGATACTATTCTAGCTGACATTGATACTGCAGAAATTCTAAAAGATTATTATTCTACTTATGTCTATACAGATACATTAAGTTTAGATTCATTAGGAAGTATTGTTATAAGCGATACTATAAGTAAAAACTCAATATTATTTAGAGATGTTCAATCCAACATATTCATCCCAACAACTACAGTTACTAATACTGTTTACCTCTACAAAAGGGAATTTTTCGGAGGTATTTCGGTAGGTAGTACTCCAACAGCTATTCAAAACTTAAATGGTGAGTTATTATTTGTAAATAAAAAAAGACAATCATATGGTGTAGGTGTAGGAATAAATAATAGTTTTACCCCAATATATACATTTCGCATGTATTGGAAAATAGGAAAATAATGCCAGATTTAAAATCGATAATAAGACAAGAATATCTTAAATGTGCTCAAGACCCAGTACATTTTATGAAAAAATACTGTAATATTCAACACCCACAACGCGGTAGAGTATTATTTAATTTATTCCCATTTCAGGAAAAAACATTGCATTTAATGCAAGAAAATCCTTACTCGATTATATTAAAATCCCGTCAGTTAGGTATATCAACTTTATCCGCAGGTTATTCATTATGGATGATGTTATTTCAAAAGGATAAAAATATTCTTTGTATTGCAACTAAGCAAGAAACAGCTCGTAACATGGTTACAAAGGTAAAATTCATGTATGATAATTTACCTTCTTGGCTTAAAATACCTGCTGATGAAAATAACAAATTATCACTTCGGTTAAATAATGGCTCCCAAATTAAAGCAACATCCGCAAGTAGTGATGCTGGTAGATCAGAAGCCGTTTCATTGTTGTTAATTGATGAGGCTGCTTTTATTGAACAAATTGGTGAAATTTGGGCTTCAGCTCAACAAACATTAGCAACTGGTGGTGGCGCTATTGTATTATCAACCCCTTATGGTACTGGTAATTGGTTTCACAAAACATGGGTATCAGCTGAAAATAATGAAAATGATTTTATCCCCATTAAATTACCTTGGTATGTCCATCCTGAACGTGATCAAACATGGAGAGATAGACAAGATGAATTATTAGGTGATCCTAGAATGGCAGCACAAGAATGTGATTGTGATTTTAGTACATCTGGTGATGTGGTATTTTATTCAGAATGGATTGAATTTCTAAAAGAATCAACAATACAAGATCCTTTAGAACGTAGAGGTGTAGACCAAAACTTATGGGTATGGGAAGCAGCTGATTACTCTAGAGAATATATGATTACGGCTGACGTCGCTCGAGGTGATGGAAAGGATTTTTCAACGGCCCATGTAATTGATATTCAAACAAATACACAAGTTGCTGAATATAGAGGTCAAATGTCACCTAAAGAATTTGGTTATTTTTTAGTTGGGTTAGGAGCAGAATATAATAATGCTTTATTAGCTGTAGAAAATGCTTCTATTGGTTGGGCAGCTTTAGATTCAATTATTGAACGAGGTTATTCAAATCTATATCATTCACCAAAATCTGACCAATTAACAGCAGATTCTTATTTAAAAGTATTTGAAGGTAATAGCGATATGACTCCTGGATTTACAATGTCAATGAGATCAAGACCATTGGTAGTAAATAAATTTAGAGAATATGTTGGTGATAGATCAGTAACAATTCGTTCAAAACGTCTATTAGAAGAAATGAAAGTATTCATTTGGAGAAATGGTCGACCAGAAGCACAATCCGGATACAATGATGATTTAGTAATGGCTTTTGGTATAGGAATGTATTTAAGAGATACATCACTCAAATTCCAACAACATTCTCATGATATGACTAGAGCTACCCTAGGAAGTATGAATAAAAATACGTATGTTGGGGCATACGGAACAAAAAGTGGAACAAACCCATATGAAATTGATAATCCATATGGTGGAAAAGAGAACATTAAATGGCTCCTCTAAATATTTATAGGATATAAC